TGTGGGGTGGTTTTTTTAATTCCGAGCAGCCGCTTCAGAAACTTTTTGAGTCTACGCATTAGCCATCTCCTCGTTTTGACGAGCGATCTCACGTCTGAGGATTTCTTTAAAAAGGTTGCTCTTGTGATGTGAGCTAACTGTCTTGCTTTCAAGCGCCGCTGCGATGTCGCGGTCGGTTAACCATTTAAGTCCGTGTTTCATCAGTTACACTCCATGTAGTTACAGGAATGTACTAATTAGTACAGAAATAGTACGCTAGTCAAATGTTTTTAGGAAGTGAAAGAGCCTGCAATAAAATGCACGGCTGTGATGTTGTGCTTATCAATTTGAAAATAGGAATCAGGATTAAGTTGTTGGAAGGTTACGTGACTATCGTCCGCACTAATGTATCTCTTTACCTGCGCGTACAGTTTTTGATCTTGAATGGTCTGCACAACTACAAAGTCGTATTTGCGATATGATCGTGATGGATTGCAAAATAAAATGTCACCAGCAAAATATCTAGGTTCCATTGATTCGCCAGCACAGATGACGGCATATGCTGACGGGGAGCTGCGCAACAAACTAGGGCGCTCGACATGATCAATGGCTTGCTGCATATCTGTAATGTCAGCGCCAACCCCGCCCTGGGCTGCGCCATAGAGCGCGATGTGACCGAAATTTGAAGTCTCGTCCTGGCCGCTGCCAACGACATGTTCGATTGAGCATCCAAAGATTTCTGCAATCTGAGAAGCCAGCGCTGGTTTGGGCTGCGTTTCATTGCGCAGGTAGCGTCTGATCGTGTGTGGCTGCAAGCCCAAACGACGGCCAAGCTCTGAGCCGCTCATTCCCGTTTTGTTGCAAAGTTGATAAATTCTGTTTTTCATATTTACTAAACTTTAATAGTTGAGTAACTACTGGTTACCTTATAGTAATAATTGAGATAAGCAATTTTTAAAAGTGGTGCAAATTCTTGCACTGAAATGTTGTTGTAGGCAACACTAAATCAAAAGGGAAACAATTATGTTTTTACGTAAAGAGATACCAGCATCAACTGCGCCGCGTGGCAGACTTTTTTCAGAGAGTTTACATAATACAGTTGCAGTAACTTGGACGGATTTTATGCATGATCGACATTGTAGAAGAGTTGTTGAAGGTGTTTCAGAACCTATGCGTTATTTTAGAGCCACATTGCCAAGACGAATAATGATGTGCAGTATTTTTCACGCTTATTACCACAATGAAAAACTGAACGTCAAAAAATCTTGCGACGAGACTGGCCTGGACCGAACCAATTTTCAAAAGGTTTTGAAAGAAGCAAAACTTGCAGGGTGGTTAGACAAAAATTATGTGCCGAGCGAAGGTTTCATCTGCGATTACGAAACTGCAATAAAAAAAGCATCGGAAAACAATGAGTTTCAGCGAATGGTCGCTGTTGCAGCTAGTGCACTGTTGCTTAAAGACTATTCAAAATAGTGTAGTTTTAAACGACACTAATCTGTCGTAACGAACGACTTGATTACTAAAAGCGTACAAAATAGTTTCGCTTTATGGAACTTCAAAACTATCTATTAACTGAGCAACACAGCTACACCAGCTTTGCAAAAATTGTAGGCGTAAGCCGAGTAACAGTTATGAAATGGGCGAAAGGGCGCGTAATGCCCCGCCCACTTCACGTTGCCGCTATTTTTGAAGCAACACGGGGCCAAGTTGCACTTCAAGATCATTACAAGTGTTATCTCAAAAATCACGAAGACATTGTGACATGAGAATATTGCACTTGCCGTTCCCGCCTTCTGTAAACCGCCTGTGGCGGTTTAACGGACCGCGCATGTACCGGACTAAAGTTTACAACGATTGGTCTGACGCAGCGGTTGAAGCTTTAAAGTCACAAGAGTTGCCATCTGAACCAATCAACTATGCAGTTGCAGTTGAGCTGGCTGTCGGTCGGCCTGATCGGCGCAAGCGGGACATCGACAACATAAACAAAGCGACATTGGATTTGCTTGAGCATGTAGGTGTGTTGGAAAACGACCACTACGTACATGATTTACGGTCATATTGGTCTGACAAAGTCGTTGGCATTCAAGTCATCATCAAAAATTTAGAATCTACAGTGGCGAGCCGAGCTTTAATCGACTAGCGCTGCACTCCCGCAAATTGACGCGGCTTGGCTCGCCCAGCGGGAATGCAAAAAAACAGGAGTGAAATATGGTATCATTATCAGATGTGGTTGACACACCAAGCTTAAAGCCTCCACGGGTTTTAGCTTATGGACCGCCAGGCGTTGGCAAAACAACTTTCGCAGCGTCCGCGCCAAAGCCTATTTTTATACAAACAGAAAATGGCGCTGACGTTGTTGGCGCTGCAAGGCTTCCAATACCTGAAAATTATTTACAGGTTGAAGAGCAGATCGGATTGCTTGTTAACGAAACACATGATTACCAGACATTGGTGATCGACAGCCTGGACTGGCTTGAACCTCTAGTTTGGGCGCGCGTGTGCGAGCAGCATAAATTCAAATCAATCGAGGATGCAGGTTACGGCAAAGGTTATGTCATGGCCTTGGATATATGGCGGCGGTTTATTGCTGGCATCAATGCGATCCGCGATCAAAAAAATATGGCTGTTGTAATTCTCGGTCACAGTCAGATACGTAAGTTCGAAGACCCAGACGCTGATCCGTTTGATCGTTACGAAATCAAAATCCACAAACGTGCGGCAGATTTAATCATGGAGCATTGTGATTTGATCGGCTTCTGCACTTACAAAACATCAACGAAACAAGTCGATGCTGGCTTTGGCCGTAAAGTTAACCGTGCAGTTGGTACAGGCGAGCGTGTGATTAAAACAGAGCCGCGCCCAGCATTCATTGCAAAATCTCGTTATCCAATACCAGCCGAGCTGCCGCTGGATTGGAATAATCTTATCGCAGCAATTTATAACAAGGAGTAGTAGACGATGGTTGCTTTAAATTTTAATACTGATCCAAACAACCTAGGATCAAGCGGCACAACAAACGAACCCGTTGCGCCAGGTAAATACCAAGCTGAAATTCTTGACGCAACAGTCATGCAATCGAAAGCAAATCCTGCAAATTCATATCTATCAATTGAGTGGAAGCTGATTGATAGCGGGCGGCACGTTTGGGATATTTTGAACCTTTGGAACAGCAACCCAAAGGCTGTTGAAATAGCCGTTGAAAAGATGAATCGACTTGGCGTTGCATTGCGCATGCCAACAATTGGAGACACAGAAGATTTGCTTTTGAAGTCAGCAATTCTTGATGTTGGTCTGCAATCAAAAGATCAAACAAGAAATGAAATCTATGGCTATGAGCAGTTGGCAAATATCCCAGCGGCTCCAACAGCACCAGCGCCAGCAACGGTAGCAACTCCCCAGCCGCAAACCGTGCCAGCGCCAGCTTCTGCAACAACCCCACCTTGGGCCTAAAGGAACCAACGAAGGGCAAGGCATAACAGCCTTGCTCTTCACTTTAATGAGGAGTGCAAGATGGTCAAGATCGACCTTGTTAGAAAAGACCCAACGCTTGAGGCAGCCGACGCTGCGCTTGAAGCAACGGGCAACAGAGAACCTGCTCGAACTTATGTAGGCGTAAGCGCAATCGGCGGTTGCCCTCGCAAAGTTTATTATGGTTTTTTGATGTGCGACCGACAGCCTTTCGATGCAAACACACTAAAGCGATTTGCGGACGGCCACAGAACTGAAGATTTAATTATTGAACGTTTGCGTATGGTTGAAGGCGTCACGTTGATCGACCGCGATTTAGACACGGGCAAGCAGATCGAAGTGCAGGATCATCTCGGCCATTATCTAGGCCACACAGATGGTGAAATCTTAGGGATAAAACAAGCCCCTAAGACTTGGCATATCCTTGAAATCAAATGCGTTGGCGATCAGGTTTTTGCAAAGTTTCAAAAACTGAAACGTGATTTTGGTGAGAAGGCTGTCTTAAAGCAGTGGAACGAAACGTACTACGCGCAAGCCCAACAGTACATGTTGTATCGTGGAATGACGCGTCATTACATGGTGGTTGCAAGCGCAGGTGGCAGGATGTGGGATTCCATCCGCACAGATTTAGATGTTGAGGCCGCTGAGTATTATTCAGATCGAGCGCGCCAGATAATTGAAGAGCCTGGCATCGTACCTGACCGAATTTCTGAGAATGCATCGTTTTATCAATGCAGGTGGTGTGAGTTTAATCACGTTTGCCATGATGGCGATTCACCCCCGCGTAATTGTCGCACATGTGTTTATTCACGGCCTATTGATGAAGGCAATTGGCGTTGCGGTTTTCACAAAAAAGTTTTAGCTGCAAGCGAGCAGCGTGATGGTTGTGAACATCAGCGCTATCGGCCAGGGCTTGTGCCTGGCGTTTTGCTATACACTAACAACGATACGAATGAGCTGACTTATCGCATGCCCGATGGCAACGAGTGGCGTGACGATGGAGCTGCGATATGAACAATCCATTTAAGCAAAATGCAACGAGATCAAACATTGGTTTGCCTGATGAGCTGGCTACCTTGCGCGCACATATTAAAGAATTGAAAGAACGTGAAGGATTGCTTGTTGATGAAATCAAGCAGGTCGGTGATTGCGTTGGCGCACATTTTGAAGCGGTTGTACAAAAAACAGTGCGCCGCTCTTTAAATTCCAAAGCCGTTCAAGAAGCGTTTGGCGAGCAGCTTGATGAATATTACCGCGAGACTGAAGTTGTGAGCGTGAAGCTGAAAGAGCGTCAGTGAATCTATGTGCAATTTGTAAACGATCAAGCCGAGGCTTTGGTTTTATACCAAAGCTGGCTGGCTTAATCGCAGAACCAGAATGGTTTTGTTCAAAGAAGCATTTGGACCTTTGGAAAGATGGAGCAAGTAGCATGGATTTCTCACCGCTTGAAAAAAATCTTGTTAGCCAAGCTGGCAAAGCAATGGGTGAATATCTTGAAAGCATTCAAAAATATAATCTCGTTGAATTGACGAAAGAGGAATGGCAGCAAGCATGTGAATGCTTGGTGCATGAGTACTGCACAGGTCGCATTAAAAAATTGGATGATCTCAATGATGAAATCCCATTTTGAAGGCGACGTGCGCGCATTGGCTGTTGAGAAGTTTGGGCAAATAAATGCGCGGCTCAGTTCAACAAACCAATTGCGGTTTGGTTCGCAGGGCAGCAAATCAGTTGAAGTTGACACCGGAGCTTGGTTCGATTTTGAACTGGGCGAAGGCGGTTACCTGACCGAAAATATTGAACAGCCAACTGTTCGTTGGCCTCGCATGATTGTGAAGAAATATGATTATCACAATGCTGATGGCGAATTGCACATGCAGGTGTGTAGGTTTTTACCTAAAGATTTTAGGCCCAGGCGACCTGATCCAAACAATACGGATAAATGGATTTGGTCGATCAAAGGCGTTGAGACGGTTCCATATCGCCTGAATGAATTAATAGCTTCTGATTACGTTGTGATCGTTGAGGGTGAGAAGGACGCGGACAGGCTGGCCGAGTTAGGCATAGTTGCCACAACTAATATGCAAGGGGCTGGCAATTGGCAGGCTGAACTCAGCAAGTATTTCGAAGGCAAGAGCGTATACATTATACAAGACAACGACAAAGCAGGTTTAGATCGTACGCCTAAAATCATTGAGGCATTGCATCCAGTAGCGCAAAGCATTCGCGTATGTGATGTTTGTGCAGGCATGCCAGCCAAATCAGATGTAAGTGACTACCTCGATGCAGGTAACGAGATATCAATCCAGAAGCTTAACTCGTATGCAATAATTCAAGACCCGATCATTGATATCATTGATGAGAGCAATGTTTTCGAATTGATCAATGCTGATCAAATCACAGCGTCTCTCGCAACAGATGATTTCGTTGAAAATCTGCTTATCAGCGGTGCGATGTCAGTGGTGTACGGACCATCCAACTGCGGCAAGACTTTCTTTGCATCAGACCTGGCATTGCACGTTGCGATAGGCGCGCGTTGGCGTGAC